AGATCTGAGTTGCTTGTGGAGTCGTTTCTTTTGTGTAGTAGTAGAAAATAGTACCTTTAGTTGTATGTTCCATTAACCTTATCCTTTCTAGGACCGGCACATCCGGCCCATTGTATGATCATATTCACCCGACCAAAGAACAGTGAGACGATAAGCAATTTGCCCATCCGGTCTTAGCTCTTCAATCTGGCGAGTCATGCCTCGGCTCATACCGAGGCCATCAAAATGTGGTTTTAACTGCTTAAACGCAGTCTCTCTGTCTTCAGGCGTTTCATGCCAGGTGTCGATATAGATTCCAACTCTGGCACTGCCTTCGCCTTCAGTTGTTACCGCTCCTGTAGAGTCATCAGCTAGGCGGAAACATCCTCGAGGAAGAGACTTGAAGTCTTGCGGCCATCCGGGAGTCCATGTGATGCCATCAATGGCAGGAAGCTTCGGATAGATCCACTCTAAAAAACTAATCATCTTTAACCTCCGGTTGCTTTCGCGATATATGACTTGATTGCATCCGTCATGATCTTTTGCGCTTGTTTCTCAACTTCTTTCGCGGCTGGATACATAAACGGTTTTGCCGGCTGTCCTCTAGTCGCGAAGAAGTTGCCCTTTTCATCGCAGTAGACCCAGTAGTCCCCCCATGACTCAACAACCTCGCCCGGACGCCCAGTACCTCTCTTGACCTTAAAGGGGCCCAGCGAATAACTTACCTGAACATCGGATCCGTTCCCTCCGCTCTCAGCTCCAACAGGACCAGTGCCAAACTCAACAAACGCCGCATGATCGCTGTTTGTGTAGCTATAGCCAATAGCTTGCGAGCCATCGACTTCCACCTTTTCATGGATAGACCCCCGTAGTTCTCCGGAATCCACAGAAACAAGCATTTTGGCAGCTGCAGTAGTAGCAAGCGCAAGCATCAAGACTGACTCTTTCGCTACTTCCTGAAGGTGAGATCCGCCCAATGCATCAAGCTTTGCCATTAAACTATCCCAACCTTTGATTGCTGTCATTAGACCGCCTCCAATCCTTGTTGGAATTGAAGCATCAACTCATCATGACTGTCATAGACCGGATGCCCAATGACTTTATAGACCTTGCCGCCGTACTGGACGTAATCTCCAACTTCTATCGGCAGCGGATCCGAGCTTGTCACCTTCGCATCTTGCGCAACAACCAGCCCCCATTCCTGCGCTACAAGAGCATCAGATAGGAGCTGAAAGTTGACCGGATAGGTTTGCGTTATGGCACCCGGTTTCACTGTCACAGAACCTAAACTGCCTGTAGTTTCAATCTTGGGCCGGTGCGCAATTGTTTTATCCTGGAACACTTGCCGTTGAATAGCCTTAAATGAATCAGGTATCTTCACACGGCATCACCATCCAGTCTTACGAAATCGCGCCAGTTGCGGAGAGTAGTCCCTGAACACCGTAGCAACAGATGAAAGCACCTGCTGATAGCTTGAATCTCTGTAGCTGATACTTTGACCACCGTCAGACACTGACGATACTGTGCCGGCAACTTCACCGACATTTCCTGCCCCCTGAGCCTGTTTGTTCAGACGATAGGCATCAGCTGCCATCTCGACCACAATAGGCTCAAGCGCCTTCGGCATATATCCTTGGTTGATATCGTTCAGGACCTTTGTACCTGTGATCTTCAGAACAAGAGTAAGGGCATCGGTTTCAGTGTCCGGTGCCCCTGTAATTGTCTTCAGATCATCAAGCATCTCAGGCGTTGGTTCGTATGCCATGAGTCACCTCCTACTCTGCGGAGGCTTCCTCCGCCTTCGTTTTCTTCGCTGTGGTCTTTTTGGTCTTTTCTATGCGCTTGAATTCATCGTTAGCATCCAGCCGTGCGATCATGTCTGGATCATCTACGCACCATTGCTGGCCTGTCTCTTTGTTTTCAAACCAGACGATCATACAAGGTCCTGAATTCCGAAGATCTTGCCGCTTGCTGTCGCGCCTTGAGCAACGGTGATATCGACATTAATGACCTCGCCTGCCTGCTTGTACTTCGCGGACTCCAGATTCCCGATAACGACATGCGAGGACTTTGCGACAGTGAATGACTTGTCGGAATTGTTACCTGCGCCCTTGATCTTGACGGTGATTCCGTTGGTGCTGTCAGTGTTGGTGATGACCAAAAACACGGAATCTTTGTTTGCGCACTCGAAGTACATTCCATTTGTGGCGTCAAGATTTTCAGTCGTGACCGCTTGCATGTCTTCGAGACCGACATTACACACATTAATTTTTGTTCTAGCCATTTCTCAGTCCTCCGTCATTAGCTTGCTTTGCTGCAGATCATGAGCGCTAAACCGAGAGGACGGGTGACTTTCGCACCGTACAAATGCAGCCCCTTGACAGCATCGGCAAACCTGCGCTCAGGACTGTAGGCTTTAACCCCAGTAATCTGTTCTGCATAGCTCCAAGCGCCGCTGTAACCAGCAATGACCTTGTAGAGCGCATTACTTGTGTTCGGGACGTTGTTGGATGTGTAGATGTCAAAGCCTGCCGCACGGCCAACAAAACCATTAGCCAGCACTTCATCAGTCTTCAGCGTACCGGCGCTGATGAAGCGGCTGTCCTTAAGTAGTAAGCCGTGATACCAAGGCGGTATGACAACCCAGCGTCCAGCTTTGGGAACATTGGCCTCGTCAAGCTTAACGGCGAGGTCTACGAGCTTCTCGTACGCGGGAGACACGCCTTGCGCAGCTGCAACAGCAATGCTGATCGGAGACGCATCAGAGCCCATTGTGTTCGTACCTGAAATCTCTGTATAGAGACCAGCGATATATTGATCTGCTTTGTCTGCGAGCGCATATGCGGCTCTCTTCATAGCTTCTTCCATGACTTTTGGCTTCTGCTGCGCGGCATCTACATCATCAACCTGGAAATTGAAATACCACGATTGATTGATCTCAAGAATGCGCTGTGCGTCAGTCAGAGTCTGCGCGGCTGAGATGTCCGTATTCTTCGTATATTGCCCGACATTTACATCACCAAGCGAATTGATCTTAACCTGATCGCCGTAGGCTTTGATTTCTCCCTCATAGTCGCGGTTACAGAGACCAGCATATACGAGGCTTTTATCAAGGGCAGTGAGTAATTGAGCCGACCAAATTGCCGGAATAAAATTGTTAATTGCCATTTGTATTATCCTTTCTTCAAAGTGCCGTCAGCCAATCCTTTAGTGACGGCTTCCATATTTGCCTGCATCCAGGCTACGTTGTTAATGTTTTGTTGGAATGTCTCTTGAGTGACGACACCCGCAGGAGAAGACCCTGAGCCTCCGGAGGCCACTTGCCCTTCATCCTTCGTTGTTTCAATCTCAAAGAGATAAGCATCTGATTTCTTTAGGGCTTCGAGATCTAAGCCTTTCAGTGTGCCATCATCTCTCAGCTCTAATTTGTCACGGTCAATCAGTGCCTTGATTGCTTTCGGGTTTCGGCCTTTAGCACCGTGAATAGCAGCATCTAGAGCAGCATCTAGACGTAAAGCAGCCAATTCCTCAGCATGTTTCGTCTTGAGCGCCTCAGCCTCTGCCTGCGCAGCAGCAAGATCCGTTTTCAGTTTTTCCGGATCAGTCGATTTAAGAGCTGTCAGCTGAGCCTGCGTATCAGTGGCCAACTTATCAGAAGCCGCTTTTTCACTTTTTAGTTGCTCATATTTCGTTGAAGGAACATAACTGCCGTCATTTCCAACAACCAGATCAACATCCTTACCGTCTTTGCCTTTACCCTTAAGCGCTTCCTCGACCGACTTGGTTAAGTCTTCGCCGAGCAATGTTTTAATCGTTTCAATGATCATGTTTTCTCCTCGGGCTGTATTTTCGAGACTTCCACTCGCATTGCCCGTCCGACCGGTTCCGGTGGTCGAATACCCGTGTATTTTTGTGCGCTATAGCACTGGGCCGGCACATGGATTGCACCATGTCGCAAGGAGGAGACGCATCTGACAGCGTTTTGCCCTGCGGTCGCTTGACTTTACGGCCTATAAAAATCCACCCGGTTAAAGGTGGGTAGGT